AATCTTGTGTGAATGAGTAGTCGAGATCGTAGTCGTCGTACATAATTCTCGTCGAGATTTTGTATGATTCTATATGATTATACTGTATTCTCGTCGAGATCGCAAGTCCCTATAATGCCTGATACTCGTCGAGATGCATAATAGTATATATGTATATAGTCGAGATTTATGTCTATATCGTAACATATATCTCGTCTAGAAATCTCGTAGCAACTATAAGACCTTCTGATGGGAAAATCGCGCCCCGTGGGTTGACAAACTTCGCGTCTCATGCTACGCTCGCTTAGCTCACAAGACCTAGAAGGGTTTCTATAAGACCTAAAAGGGTTTAAAAGCATCTCTAAGAATTAAAAAATAATAACATATAAATCTCACCATTCTCAATTAAACCTCTTATTTATTCTCATTATTACAATGCTTATTGAGAACTTACCAAAATACAAAGCATTCCATAGTCTAAAAGAAGCAAATTATAGATAAACTATAGCATATTATAGTATATGGCACAGGGTATAGTCTACATCATCATCAATAGAAACACAGGACACAAATACATCGGACAAACACTCCTACCACAGAACAAAATATGGCAACACCATATACAGAGTTCAATGCGTATGAGTCAGGAATCCTTACACAAGGCAATGCGTAAGGATGGTAATCATAACTTTATGATCAGAGAATTAGACTCATGTAATGAGAATAACCTAGATGAAAGAGAACAATACTGGATAGATCAGTATAAACCAGAATACAATAACAATATAGAAATAGAAGAGATAACAGAAAAGAAAGAACCCATTATCATTAAAAAGAAAAAATATGGATTTGAGATAGCAAAGAACAGAGGTAGTGGTATTACTTCCCGTATACAAATGCTCGGTATCAATATAGAAACAGGTGAAGAAAGAACATGGGAGTCTGCATCATCCGCATCAGAAGATGTTGCTGGTGATCCTAAGTATGCACACAATATACTAAATGCTGCCGATAAAGGATGGAAGGCATATGGTTATCGTTGGCGTCGTATAGGAAATAAAACAAATAAAAGAAAGATTTATGGCGTTCACAAAGTCACATGGGAAAGAACACCCATCTATGACAGTATCAGGGATGCCATTCGTAAACACGTTGGAACTTCCACTGGCACTGGTCTATCAAAGTCTCTCAAGAACCCTCACAAGTATACATGGAAGGGTTATTATTGGTTCTACTTATAGGCAGTCGCGCAAACTCGATTAGAACGGTCTGGTAGGTCTTGATGGTCTAATTGGTTCTGTGGGTCTTGAAGGTCTTGAAGGTCTATCGGGTCTAATTGGTTCTGTGGGTCTGATAGGTTCCGTGGGTCTGATAGGAGGAGTCGGTGTTGGTTTAGAAGTTGGTTTAGGAGTTGGTGTTGGTTTATTAATTGATCCTGAGTAATTAATATTACCGCTTCCTGATACCTTTGTCGATGGACCTGATCCCGTGCTGGTGTTTAGATTACTACCCGATTTTAAATTAGAAACTGCATTGGACACTCCAGTCGGAACCTTTAAATTTGGTGTTCCAGGACCAATCTTAACCTTGAGATTAGCACTTAGTGATTCACAGAATTGCTTAAAAGTTTTCATTAGTCTAATCCGACTAGTGCTGCTGCTTCCTGAAACTCCTTATACGTCTTCATCTTTCCTTGGTGGTTTTTTTCTTATTTATTTCATCACCATTTCTTCAGCGGACATTCGGATGCAGAAAATGCCGTCTTTTGTTGCATGAAACACCCACACTCTCTACATCTCTTTCTGAGATGATCAAATGACTCACATGCCTGACAAATATCATACCTTCGCTTTTGCTCTTTTTCGGTGACAAATATCTCTCTTCCATTGAATGCATCCGCACCAATATCCTTTATCATATTGACAAAGTTTCTTCCCTGTTCTGCCAATCCTGGCATCTGTTTATCGTCCGACATTGAACCATCCCGTAATAACGTACTTCGTTCCTTCCAGAACTAATCCACCACGATGTGCATGAGTTAATCCTGCTGGCCAAATTAACAGTGTTCCTTGCACTGGTTGAATTCTTTTGTGATAATACAAAAACTCAGTCTCCCCTCCCTTGAAATTATCATTCAAATACACCATCCATACCATTGATCTCATACAATGATTTAATTCCGTGCTCTCATCGTGCCAAACATGATAACCTCCACCCGCTGGTGTCTTCTGAACCTTCTGTGTGGTGGTATAAAATGTCATATCCTTTAGATGACCGTACTGATGCACATAATCATTAAAACAGTCCATTAAATGATCATTTAAGGTGCGCTCTGCCATTCCATTCATATGTGACGTCATATTCGATAAATCAATTGCCCAATCAAATCGACCAGCAATTGAATTCCTGAATTGTTTGTCCTCACAATAAACAGAATTGTTTCTGTGATAGTGCTCAAAACAGTCCATCGTTTCTTCACAAAAATCTATCGGAAGGACCTTCTCATAGATTCCAATGAAGTCTTCATAGACTGCCTTTATCTGGTTTTTATTCTTCTCCTCTTCCATTCTTCCTCTCTTCCTGCTTCACAATGTGATCATAACATGATCGAACAAAACTGTCAAAGTGTGGTTCCCACTTATTGATCGGACAACTATCTAATGCCTCGAAACAACGTTGCTCAATTAAACATCCACATAACCCACACGTCTCCTTGATACGTGCTCCACCATCCTTGACTTTTCTTTCATAGTGCTCACAACTCTTGCAAATCTCCATTCTTCTTTGCATCTCATCACGATCTGCCGCAAATGGTTGATTATGATCATCATGTAGAAATTTGACCATAAAATCAAATACGTGTCTTTTAACCTCAGGAGTATGTTCTAAATTCATTCTAAAATTAATATCTCTATAATAATTTAGGTGGTCACATTATTCGTTCTTCCCTTATTCGTTGTGGTATTCGATAACTTCACTTGAGACTTCGTATTGGAATATACGGCATGTCCTCCCTTTCCATCATAGGCACTATTTCCTGCTGCCGCACCATATGTTCCACCACCAGTGGCATCATTTCCATCATTTCCTGCGGTTCCTGCATTTGCAGTCGTGATCGTATAGTCACCACCTGTTGGATCATTACAAGAACCAGCATTGCCAGAATTAGGAGAATTTAATCCTACACCAGTATTAATGTTTTGAGATCCTTGCCCTCTTCCTCCATCACCACCTTGACCTTTGTTGCCCGAATTGCCCGCAAATTCGTGAATGAAGACACACATTTTATTAATGGTTCCAAAACAATTGTTCTCTCCTCTATCTCTATTTCCTCCTTTTTCTCCTCTACAACGTGTTCTGTTACTACTTCCACTACATGAATATCCATTGGTGGCTGTTCCAGCAATACTATTAATAGTTTGATTACCACAGGATCCCCCTTTATTGACACAAGAAGGAAACTGACGAATGGTGGCACCATTTCCACCATGAATTTTTACGGATTTATTGGAAAGAAAATAACATTCTGACGCATTTCCAGAATTTCCATCATATCCACCTTTTCCGCCACCTCCACCAGCATAGATTCTTCCATTTCCAGAGTTAATATTGATGATTGCACTTGCACCAGAACGGTTTGAGTATTGGCGAACATACATTGCGGTTCCACCAATTATTCCTTCCCGATCTGAACTAAGAATACCATTTCCATTGTTTCCACCGGCTCCACCAACACCAAAAATACCTCTTGGTCCATTACTAAAATTACTGGCACTATTCGGATCTGATTGACTATTCACACCACTATCAACATCAATATCTAAGTTATATGCTTCGGCTTCAAATTGTAGTGCCGCATCATTTGCATGATCATAAGTATCAGCACCAGATCCTTGAGCCGTGCTGTAACAACGTCCAGAAATGATTGCTCTTTTCGGAATATTTTTATTCAGATTAACATTCCAATTACCTGGGGCACTTAGCAGCAATTCTTCATCTGATCCAGATTGCGTAACAACATATTCTCTGATGACACCGTTATCACTAGCACCTCTAAAATCACTGAAACTAATTGCACCCGATGTTGGAACAGTGCCATTCTCTGTTGCATCAGGAACAAAGATATTATTACTATTATCATCAAAATCACTTTTGGTAGTATCCTTATCGGTATTTCGATAATATTGACCAAAGCGAATAGCATTGGTTTTACCGCCAAAAAATCCCTTAATACCATTATTGGTATTACCTACTAATGAAATGGGATTAGATCCACCAAGTGCTTTTGTCTGATTATTAGATCCACCAGTTACTGCCATTTATCGGTTGACTTTTTTTTATTTATTAACCAAGTTGTATTTAATGGCAATCGTAAATCGATGAGTATCACGGAATGATGTTGCTCTGTGCGCTAAAGAAGCATCAAACATTACCATTCTATTTGGTATTGGTGGAACACCTTTAATAAACTCAGAATCATAAATTTGTGTCTCTCCACCATCATCTGGTTTCCATTCCATATTTGGATAGTATAGAAATGTTAAATCACCTTCTGGACCATCAGCATGGAAATAAGGAATTTCTTTCGGTGCAAAGCAGTTTACATACATCCGATAAAGACTATATTTGTCAACATCTGGACCCATTGATTGTGAGATCCTTTTCTCAATCATTGGATATATTTCTTCTGTCTCTGGAATATTGTGTATCAATCCCGTTGGTGGTGTTTTATCACTATCCACTTCACCATAATGGTAGGAACAGTTCATACAATAATTCAGTATGAATCGATGCTGACGATCAGTAAAGTAATTATCTGATACTCTAACTAAATCATTTTTCATCTTCTATTAGATGGTCTCCTGCATCAAGAACTCTTACATTGAATGAAATTGTGACTCTGGGATTACCTGGTGTTGGTGGTCCAGGTTTAACTTCATGTTCCAAATATGATGGGAACATAATCAAATCACCTTGCTTTACATCCAAAAATTGATGATCATCTTTGTAATCGTCTTTATTAAAGAACTCAAAACTTGATATTCTTATATGACGTAGAGGATCAAGAACACACAATGGACTGTGAACTGATGGATCAAAATTTAAAAAGTGAACACAGGCATAATGATTTGGATTATTAAAAGATCCGTAATGTGTATGTGCCTCTTGATATTCTCCGTTCTCATAGAGATTATACCATATATCATTAATCTGAAGTTTGAATGGAAAATCAAAGAATGTTCGAATAACTTTCGAATATTGATCATTCAATTCTTTACCAATCTCAGTATCAATACTGATCATCATCGTTCTCAGTTCATCATCTTCAAATGATGTCTGAAGTTTATGTGTAAACCACCCTTGTGGTACATCTACATGCTTAGTATTGTGCTTTTCAATCAGAGGATACAATAACTCTTTAATCCTTTCATTGTCTGATACACAACTTTGGTATATTGATACTGGAAATAATGGAGATCTATATCTGTTCATTGTGGATCACTGTAACGATGTTTTTGTGATTTATATTGATCTTCAGGATCTCTGGTTTTTATAAACTCCAATTCATGCCAACATTGAGGATAGCATACCACACAACAGTGTGTTTTCTTATGAAAATCAACCAAGTTATCTGGTTTATCCCTTACACCAATTTCAATCGTGCAATATTCTTTATCAACAAAATACACCCAACCTTTTAGATCCGTGTAATCATTTTTCCAATGAACATAATCATTCAGTTTGGGTGTATAGGTCATACAAATGCTGCCTCCAGAGGATTGAGATTGAGTGGCATTGCAGTATAGGGAGTGGTTGAACCAATATTAACCTCTTTCCCTACTTTTGTTGAATTGATTGGAGCGTGGTAGGTTCTCTTTTTGGTGTTGTAGAATCCCCAGATACAATGAGATTCAGCGTTGCCATTGTAAGTAAACCCAGGCTGATAAACAGTCCAAATTGATATAAGGTTACTTTTTGATTGTATAACCTCATAGCGGTAATTCTTCGGCGCAGTGTGGGGGAAATCATTTGGAAGTTCAATCATTATCAGGAACTGCTTTAATCCGATCAGGACTAATACCTTCACTCAGAAGATATTCAATCTTTTGTTTTGCCTGCTCTTTTGTGAGTTTCTTAAACTCATCTGTTGGAACTGCCCAACCCTGTGTTGTAAGTTCCACAACTTTATATAGATTTTCCATTAGGTGGTAAATGCCTCCACAACACGCGATTCTTGCTCATCAAGTAAACTGAACTTAGGTGCTCGTTTTACCTGTGCAATAATATTAGTATCGTATTTACTATCAAGTTCGTCACGCCATTCCATGAGAACATCATGACATTCATGATCGTTTTCTGCAACTACTGCAACCATTCCACCATATTCAGAAGAGGGAAATGGCACCCAGTAATCAACAAGATACAAGTTTTTCATTGCTCGTTTCGTTTTTCCTCAGTAATGTTAGCAGATTGATTGGTAATAGTCAACTGTCTTTCTAATTCATATTTAATTGATGAAAGATGACTATAAATGAACTGTTTCCACTTATTATCTTTGAGTAGATTTGTGATGTTATCAACTTGCATTAGTGCAAGTATCAAGCGCATTCTTTCTTTTTGTTCAAGAGTTTCTATATATTTGTCACCATACATCAGAGAAACTCACACATAAGATAGTCAACAGTCACTTCCATTTTAGCAGCGGTGTTCTCAATGAAGGTATCAAGAATTTCTGGAGCATCTTCTTTCATAATTTCATACCACTGATACCAAAGAATGGGATTAGTTTCGGGAGTGACAGGAGTGCGGGTATTTTCCATCCAGTAGTTCTGTTCAAAAAGAAGGTTCGACATCATATTTAAAACAAAGGGTTGATTGGTCCATGTTTTCATAAACGTCTTTTAGACGATCATGAATTGCTCCAGCACTTCCATACTGTTTAGCAATGCGATTCTCATCACCACTATCTAAAAGTTGCAGCGCGGAAAGAATAATGCCCAATTCATGAACATTAAGGCAAACGCTCTTTTCATGGGTCATAGTGCTTACTTTAACTCTACGCCACTAATTATATCACATCGTTTCTAGATCGTATTGTGCTTGCTTCTGCATCAGTTTAGTTAAATTTTCAACCGCTGTTTGCATTGCCGCTCGGGAATAACCAGCGGCAAAGGGATAACTACGCTCGTGATCATCAGAAGAACTATCGGCACGGTAGCAAATGTTGATTGCGTCGGTCAAACCATCAATAATGGTTTCAATCTCATGATTACTAATTTTGCACATTGATAAGATCCTCCTGTTGTTGGCGAAGAAAAGAAATGGTTTCGTTGATGTCGTTTACTTCCTGAAGAAGTTTTAACTTACGCTTGGAAAGTGCGATAATACTTTTGTCGAGTTCACCAATGTGCATCTCACGTTGTGGAGTTAGTTGAGGCATTTCGTTTTCCCAGAAATCAATCCAATCTTCAGAAGTAACAGGTAAGACAGTCATTAGAAAAGAGATAATTGTTCAAATTGAATGTGATCACAACAGGTGTCATCATCATGCAGATCAATCATATCAGTGTCGGTGTGAGTAACAAGTTTACCAAAAAGAAAGTCCACAAACTCTAGATCCTCTTTAGTGAACATGTGGGTTCCTCCCCCGTTGATGTCCTTATTATAGGGTATTTGGGGGGTGCTGCCACCCCCTGGTGTCCAGTTCCTCAGCTGGCACAGTCCAGCATATTTGGGCACCATGCAACAACATATTCACTGTCTTCCTCAGTATTTTCTGCGTCAATCCATTCTGCATATTCTTCATATAATGCACGGATGTTCCTATCGTCTTCTTCAGTGTCCATTTCCACGTAGGAGTCGCAGAGAGCGTAGATGTGGTCCAGTTGGTTCTCAACCATAATCAGTTGTTGTTCTTCGTTCATTGAACCTCCTGTGTTGATGAAACTATTATAGGGCATTGAGAGGGTGCTGCCAGCACCCATGGTCCACTTCTCAAACTGCCATAGGTTGGTAGAAATACAATCCAGCACGCTGCATCATATCAATCAATGCACCCTGAATTGATTCCAATTCTTCTACATCCACATCAGATTCCCAGAAATCAACAATATCAAACTCTTCCATATTCACCGTTCCATCCTGATAAATTGGAGCAGCAAACAGTTCACCTTCGGTGCAAACGGTATAAACACAACCGTGGTTTTCAACAGTCAGCATAACACCAGAGAAGTTGAGGTTCATGAGAAAAAATTCCGAATTAGAATTACAATCAGTGCAAAAAAGTAAAACATCAGCACATCATCGGCATATACTCTTCACGGGGCATTTTGTCGGTGTTGTAGTCAGTAACTTCAGCACCGTTAGCAATACGCTCTGCCCACTCATTCTTGGCATCAATCATACCAACAACGCTGTAGGATTTCATGCCATTGGCACGGAAAGTAACACGCTTCACAAAACGCTTCACAACAGTCTTCACACCTTTCTTCTCACATGCCTCAGCAATGAATGCCTCAGGGAAAAAGTCAACAATGGTGGCAGAGTTGGTCAGTTGCATGGGGTGTTCCCTTGATTACCTTTGTATTATAGGGCATAAAAAAGGGGCATCACTGCCCCTGGGTCCACTTCAATCGCTGGCACATCAAAGTTGAATATCAGTAGGGAAAGATGGTAGGTTCTTTCGTTCTTCCTTCGTCAACATTTTATTGGGATCAAGGATACCATTCTGATGCAAATAATCTTTGGTAATAGTCATCGTGGGTGCATTCTCTTCTGCCCAGAAGTTATACTCTGAGATAATGTTATGCACAATTTTGAACTGAGTATTTCCACCACCAGAATTATAGTAATACTTTCTCATCGATGTTTTACCCATCTCAGAGTTCATCCATACTAATAACTGCTTTTTCTTGCCATTTAATCCCTGAGAGCTACCACCCTCAATCTTACCCACTTTATCAATAAAAACAAAAAGTGTGGTAAGACCATGGATCATATCATCACGAATATCAAGAAGAGGATTCTCTTCAGATCCCCAAGTATCACGCATGAAACTTACTGCACGTGGAATGTAACTAGAGAAATCATCACCATATTGTTCGATGGTTTTGATAATGCGAGCACCAGATCCGTTGATCACATCACCATCAATTGCACCAATCCCATCAACATTGAGATTGCAAAGTTTTAGGATGTTCTCAAACAAAATTGCATATGGTTCCTCTAGGAATATATCATTGCGGATAATATCCAACCTACTGGGATTTTTGCGCTGTGTATTCAGTGCCTTGTAAAGACGTGCCTCTGCTTCTTGAACTTCTTCAAGTGTTGCATCATCACTGTGATGCAATTCAAGAGTGTCAAGATCCTGGTCACATTCACCCAGAATGTCCATCATTCCAGTATGTTGTCCATCCACAACAACAATGGCACCACCAAGATGTGGTGGTCGAACAGACACCACAATTACTGTGGCAAGTTCTGGATCAAACTGCTCATATTTGATAATGGCATTTCCACTAATCGTCCTATTCCACTTTCTCGCAGTCTGGAGTTCGGATGATTTGCGGGTGCCTCTAATAAGTTTTTTCTTTAGTTTTTTGACTCCTTTCTTGAATCTTCTCTTTGCATTTTCAAGCGCAGGGTCATTTGCTACGTCGCTAAGATAGCGAAGTTCGTCCATGTTAGACATGTGTTACCTCTCGGTTATGTTTTACTTTTTGCTCTTGCTTTTCAGCAGAACTGAACGCCTTTCGTTGTTCAATAATAATTATAACACTTTTTTAGAAAAGTGCAACTATGTTAGTAATTGGTAACATAAAGATGTTTTACTTTTGCGCCTGAGTGATCTTTATCCTTACCAAATCGTTGGGCATAAGCAAAATCTTTCTCGATAATGTTGAAATCTTTGTAATATTCCCTATAAAACTCATGATCTGAGTGGATGATCATCCAAGGCACCGTCACCGTGCTTAAAATTCCATAAAGTTTGGAATGTAGAGCGTATCCGCCATCACCTTCACTATATCCTAACCGATCCAGATATGGTGGATCAAGGAAGATAAAATCACCCTCCTTTACACTTGATAGTGTATCATCAAACGATGTGAAACGAATATCACATTTTTTCAGAAAGTTATGGTGATCTGGTGATAGATTGCAGGAGAACCGTTTGTAGTGCCCAAAAGGAACATTAAACTCCCCATTTGCATTGTATCTTTCCATTCCAGAGAAGCACAATTGCCTCATAATAATGAATGATAATGCACTGGTGTATGGATCACCACCTGTATTGATTATATCCCTTGCCTTATAGTATTCTTCTTGCAACATATCATGATCATATCCCTTGATCTCATCAACTCTGCGCTGCAAAGTAGGATATTGATCAGAATCTGCGATGACCTGATAGAGATTGATTACAGATTTGTTGATGTCACTTAATAGTGCAGGATAACCCAATCCAAATGATACTGCAGCACCACCACAGAAAGGTTCAACAACCCTCTCAAATTGTTTGGGTAGAAGTTCTTTGATGAGTGGCAGTTCTTTACTCTTACCACCTTGATACTTGATGACAGGTTTCATGGTTACTCAGTCAATAGTTCAGTATAACATTAAAGACCCTTTTGTTCAAGGATGGGTGCAACAACTTCACGGAGGAAAGTAAAATATTCCTCTTCAGTAAATTGTGCGTCAATCTTGGAGAGAATCCACTTAACACCAAACACTTGAACACCTTTGTTGTTGTATTTGGTAAGGTCTTTTTGAGCAATCTCAGAAACTACAGGAACAAAGTATGCACCAATATCTGCACTCAGAGCCTCTTTTACCTCATTGATTTTTTTGTTAGATGCTTTTACTTTCTCACTATCAAAATTTAGGTTACACTTACTCTCTAGGTAGTAGATAATAGAATCAATTTTACACTTGAAGCTGTGATCAATCTGACGATCTTTACCATTAACTTTGACCAAGTTATTATCTTCAATCAGATTATCACTTTGACTATCACTGATAACTTTATTCCAAAACTGTTCAATACGTTCCCCAAATGTAATTAAAATAGATTGAGAGGATTGGCGCTCAAGACCCAGAGCGTCAAGAGTGTAACTCTCAGAGGGTTTCGGTTTGATCGTGAGCATCAGGGGAAGCAGGTTCTCTTCCAGGTAGGTCATCCGTGTTCCTCAGTTACCCTAGTATTATACTGCCTCCCTCAGGCGGTTCGGGAAGAACTGTGCCACTTCCGCCAGTGGCGCACCAAAAGTATCAGTCAACCACCAATCATATAACCTTTCTTCTTCTCCCCGTGCCTCAATCTCATGAGGTTGATACCAATACTCCCAATTTTCCACTGGTGTTTTACAATAACACAATTTTCCATAACGGTGCCGCAGGGAACCGCGTATCCACTGTGCCAGGTGGGTCAGTTCATGAAAAAGAGTTTTTATATACAACTCCTTATCCATGTTGGTATCCAGTTCTATAATGAAGTGTCGTGGTCGATAACTTTCACCAATGACATCACAATATCCATGAACTCCTTCACGTTTCAAACCACGGTGAACAATATCCACCGTAATTTTGTGGTTAGGAAAGAAGTTATTCAGAAACCAAGAGGTAACATCCTCACAGAGGATTTTAGAATAACCGTATCCAGAATGGCAGATGTAAGACATTGACCCCAGTGAAGAAACCAAAC